TGGTTCAGAAAGAATGAGAATTACTTCTGGTGGTGGTGTTGGAATAAATACCACTAGCGTAACTGGTGCTTTAACTGTCCAAGAATTAAGCAATCAAGTTATACGAAGCGAATCCACAGGTTCGGGTACTGTTACACATCTACAATTTGTTAAAACTTCTGGTGGTGCTGCACAAATAGGTGCTATTACAGGAACTACCAGTTCAGTATCTTATACTTCTGGCTCTGATTACAGATTAAAAGAAAATGTAATAACAGACTGGGATGCAACTACTTTACTCAAGTCATTAAAACCAAGTAAATTTAATTTTAAGGATAATCAAAGTGAAACTGTAACAGGATTTATTGCTCACGAAGTCCAAGAAGTTTTGCCATATTTAGTAAATGGAGAAAAGGATGGTGAAGATATGCAAAGTATGGATTATGCAAAATTGACACCTTTACTAACTAAAGCAATCCAAGAACAACAAGAACTAATAGAAGATTTACAAACTAGAATAGAGGAATTAGAAGCATGACTACAAAGATACCAGTAGAACTTTCAAGCACACCAAGCATTGTTGACAATGGTGATGCTACTGCTATTACTATTGATAGTTCCGAAAATGTTGGAATTGGCATGACACCATTCACAGGTTATACAGGTTACAGTTTGCAAATTGGTGGCACATCTCAAACTTTTATTTCTATTCATAATACTACTACAGGAAATACTGTAAATGACGGTTTTTCATTAGGTAATGATGCTAGTAATGTTTATTTAACTAATAGAGAAAATACACCAATGATTTTTTCTACTAATAATACAGAAAGAATGCGAATTGGTTCTGATGGTAAGGTTCTTATTAATACCACAAGTACAGTAGGTACAAGCACTGCTTTAGTAGAATTTAATAATTTAGGAAGTGGTGGTAGAATTTTAAACACTAAAGACAATGGTACTGGTTCTTGTAATGCAATAACTTTTAACAATAATAATGGGCAAGTTGGTCGTATTACTACAGATGGTTCAGGAACAAGTTATGTAACAAGTTCTGATTACAGAATGAAAGAAAATTTAGTTTATGAGTGGGAAGCAATATCAAAAATAAAAAATTTAAAACCTGTTCAATTTAATTTTAAAACTAATCCTGATGAGCTTACTGAAGGTTTCATTGCCCATGAAGCACAATCAATAGTGCCATACGCTATAGTAGGTGAAAAAGATGGGGAAGAAATGCAAGGTATGGATTATGGTAAATTGACTGCTGTGCTTACTAAAGCAATCCAAGAACAACAAGAACAGATTGAAGCCTTACAATCTGAAATTAACACACTCAAAGGAGGTGACTAAAATGGCAATATCATATGAATGGGATGTAAAAACTGTGGACACTTATCCTACAAAAGACTCTAAGTCTGACGTAGTTTATAATGTGCACTGGAGACTAACAGCTACTGATGATACTAATAATGATGCAGATGATAATCCGCAAACTGCAACAGTATATGGGTCTCAGGGTTTAGATACTTCAGACTTATCAAGCTTTACAGAATTTGCAGACTTAACTGCAAGTGATGTACAAGGTTGGGTTGAAGCAGCTATGGGTGAAGATGAAGTCCAGTCTAAAAAAGATGGTCTTGATGCTCAAATAGCTGAAAAAGTTACACCAACATCTGTCCAAAAACTTATAGCTTAATATGGCTAGAAGTCAACCTTATACCGTAGCAGTTAACGGAGGGTTAGTTAAGTCTTCAAATGTAATAGACTTACTTAAAACTCCGGGAGTTGCCAAGGATTTACGAAACTTTGAAGTTTCTATTGAGGGAGGCTATAGACGTATTAATGGATATCAAAAATTTGGTACAACAAGTGCAGTACAACCAACTGGTAGTACAACTGATATTTTAGGTACTATACCTTATGCAGATGGGGTTGTTGCTTGTGCAGGTACAAGTATTTATTTTAGTCAAACTGGTACATCTTGGACCGAAATAAATAGAAGTAGTGTTGCTAGTAGTGGAGATAATCATACAGCTTTTACAGGTCGTAGTGTTTTAACAAGAACTAGCCAAGGACAAAATAGTTTTGCTTTATTTGAAAGTGCTACTTCTAATTATGGTACATTAATTATTGCCGATGGAGTAAATAAACCGTACTTTTTTAGAATGGAAGGTACAGGTGCTAATATAAATACTAGAACATTCTTTGGTGGGGAAATAACAGTTACTGGTACAAAAGGGGTAAAACATGTAACTGTTCATGACAAGCATTTAATAGCTGCTGGAGTAGAAGATAATTTAAATACTATATTTTTTAGTGGTACTTTAGACCCAACAGATTTTACTAGCACTGGTTCAGGTTCAATAGTTTTAGAAGACCAGATAGAAGGTATTAAAAGTTTCCGTAATGAATTATTTATATTTTGTACAAATAGTATATTTAAACTTATAAATATAAATGATTCAAGTAATATTGCAATCGTACCTGTTACTAAAAACGTAGGTTGTTTAAGTGGCTATAGTATTCAAGAGATTGGTGGTGACTTAATATTTTTAGCCCCAGATGGATTAAGAACAATAGCTGGTACAGCAAGAATTGGTGATGTTGAGTTAGGAACTATTAGTCAAGCTATTCAGCCGATTGTAACTTCTTTAGCTGAATCAATAGATAGTTTTGTTATTTCAAGTGTTGTACTTAGAGAAAAATCACAGTACAGATTATTTTACACTAATACTGGAGCATCTAATTCAGCACAACGAGGAATTATAGGCACGTTAAGACCAGATGGTTTTCAATGGTCTGAAACAAGAGGTTTAGAAGTTACCGGTATTGGTTCAGGTTTTGATAATAATAATATTGAACAATACTATCATGGCGATACAAATGGTTTTGTTTATCAACATGACATAGGAAATAGTTTTGATGGCACTAATATTTTAGCAAGATTTGAAACACCTAATTATGATTATGGAGATTTAGGTACATTAAAAACTTTACACTATATAAGAGTTTCAGCAAGTTCAGAAGGTATTGTTGAACCGGATGTTCAAGTTCGATTTGATTATGGAAATACAGAAGTTCCACAGCCGGGAAGTTTATTTGATATTGGAATAATAAACCCACCTTCAAAATTTGGAGACGCAGTTTTTAATACAAACGTATTTGGTGGAGGCGATAATCCACTAATTAGAGTTCCTTTACAAGGTAGTGGAACAAGTAACAATTTTACTTTTTTAAGTGAAGACAGTAAAGCACCATATACTATAAATGGTTTTTATGTAGATTTTATACCTTCAGGTAGGAGATAATAAATGGCACAAACATATACAAGACAAAGTTCTTTTATTGATGGTGATACTATCACCGCAGCATTATTTAATGATGAATATAATCAGTTAGTAAATGCATTTGCATATTCATCTACAAGTGCTACTAATACTGGACACAGACACGATGGTTCTGCTGGACAAGGTGGTAATATATTTAAAATTGGTGACTTAGACTTTTTAAATAAAGTAGAAATTGATAGCACTAATAATAGAGTAGGATTTTATGTAGAAGTTTCTTCTGCAGCAGTAGAACAAATAAGAATACAAGATGGAGCTATTGTTCCTGTTACAGATAATGATATAGATTTAGGAACAAGCTCTTTAGAATTTAAAGATGCATTTTTTGATGGCACTGTAACTACAGATGCCTTAGTAGCTGATACTGCAGACATTAATGGTGGTACAGTTGATGGTGCAACTATTGGAGCTAACTCAGCTTCTACTGGTACATTTACTTCTGTAACTACTACAGGTAATGTTGATGTTGGAGGTAATTTAACAGTTACAGGAACTACTACATTTAATGGTGGTACATTAACATTAGGTGATGCAGCAGACGATAATGTAGTTTTTGGTGCAGATGTTAATTCAAATATTATTCCTAATACAGACAATACATACGACTTAGGAAGTTCTTCTCAAGAGTGGAAAGATTTATACGTTGATGGTATAGCTTACCTAGATGGTATTAACTTTAATGGTACAGCAATTACATCAACTGCTGCTGAGTTAAATATTTTAGATGGTATCACATCGACTACAGCCGAACTTAATATATTAGATGGAGTAACTTCTACAACTGCAGAGCTTAATATTCTTGATGGAGTTACATCAAGCACAGCGGAATTAAATATTCTTGATGGAGTTACAGCAACTACTACTGAACTTAATATACTTGATGGAGTTACATCAAGCACAGCAGAACTAAACATCCTTGATGGTGTTACTTCAACTACTGCTGAATTAAATATTCTTGATGGTGTTACAGCTACAGCAACTGAAATAAATTTACTTGACGGTGTAACATCTACAACTGCTGAACTTAATATACTTGATGGAGTTACTTCAACTGCTACAGAATTAAATTTACTTGATGGTGTAACAGCAACTACAACTGAACTAAATTATGTCGATGTAACTACAGCAGGAACTGTAGAAGCTTCTAAAGCTGTTGTAGCTGATAGCAATGCAGATGTTTTATTTAGTGATAATGATAAATTAAAATTTGGCACAAGTTCAGATTTAGAAATTTATCATGATGGTTCAAATAGTCGTATACAAGATTCTGGAACAGGTAGTTTATTCTTACGAGGAACTAATTTAAAAATACAAGATTCTGATGGATTTGATTTCATGGCATTTGAAGATGGAGGAGGTGAAGCTGGTACAGTTAAAATAAAACATAATAATTCTACTGTATTAACAACAAGTTCATCTGGAGTAGATGTTACAGGAACAGTTGTTGCAGATGGTTTGACTATTGATTCTGGTACAACAAACACAGTTGCTACCTTTACCTCTACCGATACTGGAGCAGGTATACAACTAACTGACCCAACAGGCAGTTCAAAGTTAGAGACTTCTGGAGCTAATCTTAGAATTAGTGTTGATGACGATGGAGCTGTATCTAGTTCAGCAATACAATTTAGGGTTGATGGTTCTACAAAAGCAACGATTGATTCATCAGGTAATGTTGGAATTGGAGTTACAAATCCAGCTAGAGGATTACAAATTCACAAAGAGGGTAATCATTTAAGTTTAACAACAACAGCAACAGGTACATCAGCGGGTAATGGCTCTGATTTTAAAGTAGATGTTTCTTCAAGTGATTTACAAATTCTTAATTATGAAGCTGCTAATATTTCTTTGTTTACAAGCGGTTTAGAAAGGGTGCGAGTTGACAGTTCAGGAAATGTTGGAATTGGAACTACATCCCCTGTTACTCCATTAGAAGTTAGAACCTCATCAGACACTGAAATAGCTGCAATAAGAACAGGTTCAGTAGCTGCAAAATTAGGAGCATTTGCTAGTGGTGAATCAAGACTTACTTCAGCAGGTAATGATGGATTTTTAACATTTTATACTGGTACAAGTTCTGGAGAAAAAGTCAGAATAGATAGTTCAGGGCGAGTTGGCATTGGCACTTCATCACCTTCTACAAGTCATAAACTTACTGTAAGTGGAGATACTAAGTTTACTGGTCAGCTATCCATGTCTGATAGTCAATTAATCAAAATGGGAGATGGTGAGGATTTTGCTTTTTATCACGACCAATCTATTGGCAATATTATAAAAAGTAACACTTCCGATATAGATATTTTCATACAAGGTAATGACGGTGGTTCTACTATTACTGCTCTTAAATTTGATATGTCTTCTGCAGGTCGTGCAATATTTAATGCAGGAGCTAATTTTTCTGACCATGTAAATTTTGATGACAATGCTAAAGCAGTGTTTGGTGGTGCAGATGATTTACAGATTTATCACAATGGAACTAATTCTTATATTGCTGATGCCGGAACTGGTGATTTAAGAATATTAGCTACAGACTTTAGACTTTTAAACGCTGCAGAAGATTCAAATTTAATTAGAGCATTTAATGGTGCAGAGGTTGAGTTATATCATAATGGAACAGAAAGACTAGCTACCACTTCAAGCGGTGTAACTGTTACAGGTACTTTAGTATCTGATGGCTTAACAGTAGATACATCTACTTTAGTTGTAGATGCTACTAATAATAGAGTAGGTATCGGTAATGCTTCTCCAGATGTAAGTTTAGATATAGGAAGCCTTACAGATGCTATTCATGTACCAGTAGGTACTACAGCTCAAAGACCGGGAAGCCCTGCAGCAGGATAC